GACTCAAGATGAATTTTATTATTGGATAGCTTACTTTAAAGTGAAGGCAGATAAAGAGAAACTACATGGCAGATCAGCAACTAAATATAAAACTTAATGTCATAGACAATGCTTCAAAAGCTTTTAATGATGTTAAGAATTCAATATTTAATGTTAGAAATGCTTTATTAGGTATCGGTGCAGGAATTGCAGTTAAGTCATTAGTAGATATAGGGAAACAAACAGACACAGTTAGAACTAGATTAGATGAATTGGCAAAGTCAGGTTATGGTGGAAGCCAAGCATTTGACCAACTTACAAAATTTGCAATACAATCAAAAATTCCATTATTAGATGTATTACAAGCATCTAACGATTTATTATCAATATCTAAATCACCACAAGAACTTGCTAGAAATTTAGAAATAGCTAGTAATGCTTCAGCAAGATTTGGTTTATCTTTTGTTGATGCTTCAGATCAATTAGCAAAATCACTTTTAAAAGGTATAGATTCTGCAAGATTATTTTCAGATAAAGGAATTAGAAGTATTGATGAGTTTGGAAAATTTGCAGATGTTTCTATTGGTAATTTACCTACTTTATTTGAAAAAGTTTTTGGTGCTAGTGGAACATTTGGAAAAGCAAATGAAAATATAAAAAAAGGATTAAATGGAACATTAATATCTTTAGATAATATATTTAAAGAACTTCAAATAACTATTGCAAAAGGTTTTTTTGATACTCTAACAAGAGAACTTGGAGAGTTAGAAAAATTCTTTTTAAACAATAGAAAAGCTATAAATGATTTTGGTAAAGAAATAGGTGAGTTTTTAGCAGTAGCAATACTCAAATTAAGTAGTGCATTAGTCTTTGTTAAAGATAATTTTCAATTAGTATTAAATTTATTCTTAGCATTTTTAGCATTAAAAATAGTAATATTTATAACAGAAGTTATAACTGCATTTCAAGCATTGGGAGTTGCATTAGCGGCATTAGATACAATAGTTGGAAAAAGTAAGTTTTTAAAATTACTTGTAGCCATTGGTGCTTTAGCTGGTGGAATATATGCTGTCAAAGGTGCATTTGATGAAACAAAAGATTCAGTAATAAAATTAAACGAAAATCCTTTAGATTTCATGGACGGGTTAGAAACGACTGCTGAAGGTGTAAAAAAATCTGTTATTGATATTGGTAAAGTATTTGATGGTGTATTTAATTCTAATAAAAACAATTTAGCAACACTAAGAGAAGAACTGTTTACTACTGGTGGTATAACAAAAACTATTACTGATGGACTTAATTCAGGTATTAAATCTTTTTCTGATGGAATAGCAAGATCAATCGTATTAGGAGAAAATTTAAACACAACATTTAGAAAGATTGCACAAGATGCTTTAGTTAAAATTTTATCTAAACAAATTGAATATTTAGCAACTTTACTTTTAGATATTGCATATCAAAAAATTAAAACTTCTGAATTAATTAAACAAGCATCAATATCAGCTTCTTCTGGTGGTGGTGGATTTTTAGGTACTTTAGCAAGAATTGGTTTTAATGCTTTTGCTGGTGGTGGAAGTGTTCCTTTAGACGCACCAAATCTTTATAATCCAGTTATGGAAGCAGAGGGTGGTGCTGTTAGAGGTGGTATGCCAATAACTGTAGGAGAACGTGGTAGAGAATTATTTGTACCTTCTTCTAGCGGAACTATTGTTCCAAATCATGATATGGCAAATTTAGGAACTAATATAACATTTAATATTCAAGCAAATGATGTTAGAGGTATTAGAGAATTATTAATAGATAATAGAGCAACTATAATTAACTTAGTTAATCAAGGTGCTAATGCGAAAGGTAAATCAAACGTAGTATGAGTGGAACATTCCCATCAAGTCCAGCACCAAGTTCAGTAGCTATTTCATCTAATCAAAATACTATTGTTACAACAACAGCTTCTGGCAGACGACAAGCAAGACAAATAGATGCACAGAAATTTAGATTAAGACTTAGATTCCCTGTTATGACAAGAACTGAGTTTGCACCTATTAATGCTTTCATATTAAAACAAAGATCACAAATGGAATCTTTCCAATATTCTCCACCAACTATATCTACATCATTAGGAGTTGCTTCAGGAGTTATTAGAGTTAATGGTGCTATAAGTGCAGGAGTTACTTCAGTTGCAATAGATGGAATGGCAAATAGTACATCAGGAGTATTTAAAGCAGGAGACTATTTTAGATTTACAGGACAAAATAAAGTTTATATGTGCGTTGCAGATGTATCTTCTAATGGTTCTGGTCAAGGAACATTAACATTTGAACCACCACTAAGAACTGGTGTTGCTGATAATGCAATACTTATTTATTCAAACGTAGATTTTACAGTTGGATTAACTGGAGATATTCAAGAGTTTAATATTAGTACAGAAAATTATTTTCAATACGAAGTTGATCTTATAGAGGTATTATAATGACTAGATCATTAACTGCTGGTGTCATAGCAGAATTAGCTACAAACAAATTAAATCCAGTAGAACTTATTTATTTAGGTATAGGTTCAGGAACATATTACACAGATCATTTTTCTAATCTTACTTTTAATGGCAATACCTATATATCTTCATCATTATTCTTAGGAAGTTCAGAAGTACAAGAAACTGCTGACGTATCTGTAAACAATCTTACATTAAAATTCTCTGGTGCAGATACAACAATCATAAGTCTTTTATTAAACAATGATTACATGAATAAACCTGCAAATCTTTATAGAGGTTTCTTAGATGATAGTGGAACTTTAATAGCTGACCCATTTTTATTATTTGAAGGTAGAATAGCTAACTTCTCACTTGAAGAAAATGCAACTACATCATCAATCAATGTTATTATAGCTTCACATTGGGCAGATTTTGAAAAAGTACAAGGAAGAAGAACATCTGAAAACTCTCAAAAATTATTATTCTCAACAGATAAAGGAATGGAATTTGCAAGTCAAACATCACAGAAGATTAAATGGGGAACAGCTTAATGACTGATTTATATAGAGCAGTACATCTATTTAGACAAATGCCAAGATATGACAAATATACTTATGAACAAGTAGCAGGAATGATTTTACCACCACTTAATTTAGATCAATACCAAATTCATAGAGTTGGTAATGATGATGTTGGATTTACAAGTTGGGCTTACATGAATGATATAGTTCAACAAAGATATAAAGTTAGTGGAAGATTAAAAGACAATGAATGGAATAGTGGAAAAAATATTTGGGTTATGTCTTTTGTTGCAAAAAGTCATGCTAAAGAAATAATGAGTTGGGTTAAAGAATACTTTAAACCAAAACTTGAAGTTGATGAATGTGTTAAATGGATTAGAATGTCAGAAGATAATCATATTTATAGAACATCAGAAAAATATAAAAGAGGATTTCACGCATAATGCCAGAAGCAGTAGTAACAGCGATTATAACAACTATAATAACAACAGCTATAAGTTATTTAATTGCACCAAAACCTAAATCACCAAGACAATCATCTAATGATGAAGTTAAAGGTATCTTAGTAAACAAAGACGCAAACAATAATCCAATACCTGTTGTCTATGGTCAAAGACAGGTTGGACTAACTAGAGTTTATGTTGAAAGTTCTGGTGTTGATAATCAATATCTTTATATCGCTGGAGTTCTTTGCGAAGGTGGTGGTGCAGGAATTGAAAGCATAGATGAGATTTATGTTGATGACAAACTAGTAACTTGGAGTGGTGCATTAACTGATGGAACATTAAGAACAGTAAATAGTTCAGATACTAATTTTTATAAAGATGGAACAAGCTTAATATCTGTTCAAGGATTTTATGGTTTAGATAATCAATCTGCATCTTCATTATTACAAGAACAAGCTAACTGGACTACTAATCATAAGTTATCTGGTCTTGCTTATTTAGCTATTCGTTTAAAATGGAATCAAGATGCTTTTAGTGGAATACCTGAAATTAGAGTTACATTAAAAGGCAAAAAGATATACGACCCAAGATTAGATTCTACTAAAGGTGGTTCAGGTTCACATAGACAAGATACAGCTTCTACTTGGGCTTATTCTAAAAACTCATCTTTAATTCTTTTAGACTATTTAAGAAATGCTAGATACGGAAAAGGTTTACCTAATTCTGCTTTTGAAACTAATTACGATTCATTTAAAACTAGTGCCAACACTTGCGAAACACAAGTAACACCTTACACAAGTGGAACTGATATTAACTTATTTGAAACACACGCAGTATTAGATAGTGAGAAAAAAGTAATTGATAATGTAAGAGAATTACTAGTGCCTATGAGAGCAATCTTTAATTACACTCAAGGTAAATACAAAGTTATTATTGAAGGTACTGGTTCATCACAATTATTATTAACTAAAGATAATGTTGTAAGCGAAGTTAAATTACAAGGTGAAAACAAAGGTGAAAAATATAATAGAGTTGTAGGTACATTTACAAACCCTTCTAAAGATTATCAATCAGATACAGTTTCATATCCACCTTTTGATGATTCTGCATTGGCAGTAGAAGATCGTTTTGCAACAATGTTATCTGCTGATAATGATACTTTACTTGAAAGAAGTTTTGATATGATTCATGTTACATCACCTTATCAAGCTGAAGAAATTTGCGAGAACATATTAAAGAGATCAAGAAATTGTTTAAAGGCAGAAGTAACTATTACTTCAGAAGGATTAAACTTAGCTATTGGAGATATAGTTACAGCAACTTATGATACAGCAGGATTTAGTGCCAAGCCATTTAGAGTTATGTCATTATCTATTAATGCTGACAGCACAGTTAATCTTGGATTAGAAGAACATCAAGATAACTTTTATACTTGGGAATCAAAATCACAAGTACCAACAATAAATGATACTGTATTACCAAATCCATTTTCAGTATCTGCACCAGCTTCAGTTACATTAAGCGATCAACTTATACTTTATTCTGATGGAGTTGTTATAACTTGTTTAGATGTACTAATAGGTGCATCACCAGACAGCTTTGTAGATTACTACCAAGTTGAATACAAACTAAGCACAGCTACTGATTACATTATTGCTGGACAAGGAAAAGGATTAAACCAAAGAATATTAAACGTAGTAGATGGATTAATTTATAATGTAAGAGTAAGAGCATTTAATACTTTAGGTGCTTCATCTACTTATACTTCTGCAACAAGAACTATTATTGGTGGAATAGCACCACCAGAAGATGTAAATGATTTCTCATGTAACATTATTGGAACTGATGCACACTTAGCTTGGACACAAATAGGTGATTTAGATTTAGCACATTATACAGTTAGATATTCTCCATTAACATCAGGTGCTGATTGGAATGATTCAGTATCTTTAGTTGAAAAGGTTGCTAGACCAGCTACAAGCATAACTGTTCCAGCAAGAACAGGAAGCTACCTAATAAAAGCAGTAGATAAAAATGGTAACTATTCTGCTAATGAAGCCATCATAGCAACTAACTTAACTTCTATTGGAAACTTTAATGAAATTATAACTCAAACTGAATCTCCAACTTTTGCAGGAACAACTTATAGAACAGTTGTTTTAGATAATACAATTAGATTAGATTCTTCAGAACTATTTGATTCTGGCACAGGAAATTTTGATTCAGGAACTTCATTCTTTGATTCTGGTATTGGAAGTTACGACTTATATCCTTTAGGTTATTATTATTTTGCAAACCCTATTGATATTGGTTATGTTTATACTTCAAGAGTTACAGCTTTTATTTCTCAAACTGCTGACAACTTAGATGATTTATTTGATGCAAGAACTGGAAACTTTGATGATGCAGGGTCTAACTTTGACGGAGATGCACCAGCTAATTGTAATGCACATTTAGAAATATCTTTATCTAATGATAACATAACTTACAGCACTTATAGAAATTTTGTAATTGGAGATTATACAGCAAGATATTATCGCTTTAGAGTTATGATGACTTCACAAGATTTATCTTCTACTCCAGTCGTTTCAGCTTTATCAGTTAAAATAGATATGGAAGATAGAATATTTAGTGGTAATGATATTTCTTCAGGAACAGGAACTTACTCAGTTACATTTACTATACCTTTTTATTCAGGAAGTTATGCAGTTGGAATTACTGGTCAGGGTTTAAATACAGGAGATTACTTTACAATTTCAAGTAAAACTGTTAATGGTTTTAATGTAGCATTTAAAAATAGTGCTGGTTCAGGAGTTAGCAGAACTTTTGATTATATAGCTAAAGGATATTAGATAGATTATGGCACAACACGATTATAACATAGCAAATCAAGGATTCGCTTCCTTTAGATCAGATTTAAACAACGCACTTTCAGCAATTCAAACAAACAATTCAGGAACATCAAGACCAACAGGTGCTGTCGCTGGACAACTTTGGTTAGACACAACAACTGCAACTGCACCTACTTTAAAATATTATGATGGTGCTGACGATATATCTTTAGCAACTATTGACCACACAGCTAACACAGTTAATTGGTTAGATTCAACAGTATCAATTACTGGACTATCTACTTCTGCAACAGGAACAGTTTTAACACTTACAGATACAGCAACTACAAGTTCAGTAAATTTAATTATAGACAATGATAAAGAGATTCGTTTTAGAGAAGCAACAGCTAATGGAACTAATTATGTTTCTTTATCTGCACCAACTACTTTAGCAAGTGATTTAGCTTTAACACTTCCTTCTGCTGATGGAACAAATGGACAAGCACTTGTAACTAATGGTTCTGGTACATTATCTTTTGCTTCAGTAGCAGTTTCTCTTACTTATACTAAAGGAACATTTACTGGTAATGGTTCTGCAACAACAATTACAATTAATTCTGGTAGAGCAGTTGATAACATATTAGTATTTGTAAATGGTATTTGTTTAGTTCCAACAGATGACTATACAATTTCTGGTACAACATTAACATTCGCAACAGCACCAGTTAATTTAGCTGAGATCACAGTTAGATATTTACCAATTTAATATCATGGGTGCTATAACTAGAAGCATAGCAAATAACATTACGACAAGTGGTGTATTTACTTCATCTGCTATTGCCAATTCTTCTGTTACTGGAATAACTGTACTTGCAAATGCTAGTGATGGAATTACTTTCATTTCATCTCAAACTGCTTCTAACTCAGCTTCACTAAGTTTTACTTCAGGATTAACTTCAACTTATAAAGCATATAAATTTGTGTTTAGTAATATTCACCCAAGAACAGATAGTACTGCTCTTACTTTTAATTTATCTGCTGATGCTGGTAGCAATTATAACGTAACTAAGACTACAACATTTTTTAGAGCACAGCATTTGGAAAGTGATGGTGCTTATGTTTTTGAATATGTAACTGATGATGATTTAGCACAAAGTACAAGTTTTCAAAAAATATCTAATTTATGTGGTTTTGATGCTGACCAAAATGTTAGTGGTTCATTAACTTTGTATAATCCAAGTTCAACTACCTATGTGAAGCACTTTATTTCAACAGTTAATAGTTGTTTTACAGATAGTGAAGCTACTGCAAATTTATTTATGGCAGGATATGGAAACACAACATCTGCTTGTAACGCAATACAATTCAAAATGTCATCAGGAAATATGGATGGCACAATTTACTTATATGGTATTAAGTAAAATGATAAACATTTCACTTAACACAAACTGCGTAGGAATTAAATAATGGGAACAATTACTAGATCACTTGCTAATAACATTACAACTGGTGGAGTTATACTTCCTGCTGGAATTACAAATTCTTCAGTAAGTGCTGTAACTTCTTTTGCTAATGCTAGTGGTGGAACATTAGTATTAATATCAACACAGACAGCTAGTAATAGTGCAACAATATCTTTTACAACTGGTTTAGATAGCACTTATGATGAATACCAATTTCATTTTATTAATATTCACCCATCAGTTGATGGTGAATGGCTTGTTTTTCAAGGAAGTACAAATGGTGGTAGTTCTTATGGAGTTGCAATTACATCAACAAATTTTGTTGCTTATAATAATGAGTCTATTGCTGTTAGTGCATTAGGTTATTTTACAGCAAATGATTTAGCACAATCAACTTCATATCAAAGATTTGGATTTGAAACTGGTAATCTATCAGATGAATCTTTGTCTGGTACATTAACCTTGTTTAATCCTGCAAGTACAACATACGTTAAACATTTTATTTCAAGAGTAAATTCTTATCACCCAGATAATTATTCAGCAGATGGATATACTGCTGGATATTTTAATACTACCTCAGCTATAAATGCACTTCAGCTAAAAATGGAAACAGGAAACATAGCAGATGGAATTATAAAACTATACGGAGTTAAAAAATCATAATGGAGAATAAATAATATGGGGAGTATTACTAGAAGTTTCGCAAACAACATAACTACAAGTGGTGTTCTATTACCAGCTTCATTGACTAACAATTCTATTGCCAATGTAACTGCTTACAATGCTTCTGTTGCTACTGGTGGTATGAAATTAATAAGTTCGCAGACAGCAAGTAACTCAGCTTCTATTTCTTTTACTACTGGTATTGATTCTACTTATAAAGAGTATCAGTTTTGGTTTGTAGATATTCACCCAAGAACAGATGCAGTTAATTTTACTTTTAATCTATCAACAGATTCTGGTTCTAATTATAACGTAACTAAAACTACAACTTATTTTTATGCTTATCATACAGAGGCTGATACAAGCACTGGTTTAGGTTATGAAACTAGTGGTGATTTAGCACAATCAACTGCTTTTCAATTGTTAGCTGGTAATGTTGGTTCTGATGCAGATCAAAGTGTAGGCGGAACATTACAATTGTTTAATCCTTCTTCAACAACTTATGTAAAACACTTTATAAGCAATACTAATTATAGTTGGCAAGGAGATGCTAGTGAAAATGATTTTGTAGCTGGTTACGGAAATACAACAAGTGCTGTTAATGCAGTTCAGTTTAAAATGGCTAGTGGCAATTTTGACGGAACAATTTTAATGTACGGAATCGTATAACTTGACTAAATAATTAACAATAACTATAAGGATAATATGGCAGAACATAAATTAGTAGATGGAGTTCAAATTGAACTTACAGCACAAGAAATTTCACAAAGACAAACTGAAGCAACTGCTTGGGCTAATGGTGCATTTGATAGAGCAATCGCTGGACTAAGACAAAAAAGAAACTCAATATTAGCTTCTTCTGATTGGACAGTATTATCAGACAGTCCATTATCTGCTGAATTAAAAACTGCTTGGTTAGAATACAGACAAGATTTAAGAGATATTACTGAAGGTGTAAATACAGAAGCTAAAGTAAAAGCTGTTGTGTTCCCTGATAAACCTTAATGATCTTGTTTCTTTTAGGAACTATCTTAGGATTATATTTGGAATGGAAGTTTGAGATCGCCAAATATATTATCGCATCAGTTAAAGAACATTTAAATATTAAGTAGTCTTGATTTTTGTTGCAACGCAACATATATATCCTAGAAATAAATAGGAGAAAAAATGTTTACATTTAAACTACCGACATACGAAGAACTAAAACAAAACTACGAAACATACTTAAAAGATGTTCAGAAGTTTTATAAAGACTGGTATTCGGACATACAAAAGACTTTTAATAAATAACTTTATCTAAACTTAATTGTCTGATAAAAAGATTGCACAATATTTAACGTGCATTTATAGATTAGCTGATGGCAGTTGTTGTCTTTTGAAGTCTTGCAAATGTGCTGATAAAGACAATGACAAAAAAGAATACAGACGAGATTCAATCTCTTACATTTAAAGGGCATATCACAGGAATTAAAAGAGAAATCAAAATACTTGGTTGTTCAGTTTATAAGCTGGAGAAAAAAGTAGAATCTTTATTCTGGTCTATTCTTTGTGGACTTGGTGCTTTGTCGTTAGCTTTAATCACAATATTTTTAGCTAAGTAAGTATTGCTTAAAAAGCCAAATACAACTAACAGAATAGGTATATGAAAAATTCTAAAATTTTGGTTATCAGCGATTTACATTTTCCCTTTGC